TGAACTCGCTGAAGCGTTTCACCGCGATCAAGTTACGCTACTCCTTGAGCGCGACAGCACAAATGATTGCAAAAAGTGAAATGAAATTGTCGCAGTTTGAAATTGTCGCAGTTGAAAAATGTCAGACAACGCCGCCGCCAAGACAGGGGGGGTATCGGGAACCCTACCAACCCGCTCAATCCGTGCAGTTTGACCGTCGTTCGTTGCTTTCCTGAGCGTTGCATAGTTTGACATCGTTGCATTGTCCGTGGGCATCACGGAATTAAGCAACGCGTTAAGCATCGACAAGTCGGTCGTCTCCCGCCTCGTCAAGAAAGGCATGCCCACGACCTCCGTGGACGCCGCCCAGGCGTGGCGCGAATCAAACGCACCGCCCCGCGCCAAGCGCGGGCAACGCGGCACACCGCCACCGGCGCCGAAACTCTCAAAGGTCGCCGAACCTACTAACAGAGAATTTCAACAAAATTCTCAGATAATAGGTAATCCCACCACTCCTATCTTGTTAATTGAGACCAAGCCTGTCGATTCAGCAAACACTCCAGACCTTTCGTTGAAGCGAGCTATTGAAGCCGAGGATTCGGCGCACCAGAAGCGTAAAGAAATCGAACTAAACCACGGCAGCATTGAAGACTATAGAAAAGCTAATGGCGTTTACATTGCCGCTAGGAACAACCGAGTTAAAGCTCAGAAGGATCACGCCGAGTGGGAGCGTTTAATGCAAATCACTCTTTTAACTGAAGACGCAATCGCTATGTTTCAGCGAACATTTGGAGCGGCTAGGCAAGTAATTGATGTCATGCCCAAGGCAATGGCTCCGAGAGTTGTTGGCCAACCTCAAAAGGAAGTTGAGCGGTCCTTGTTGGAGTGGTGCTCCCGGCTTGTCGAAACTATGAGGGCAAATGTATGGCCGAAGGTCTTGCAACCGTAGCCCAAGCAGTCGAAGCAATTCTTGCCCCTATCGACATTCGAACGGTTAACGAATGGTGCTCCGACGAAGTAATTCTTTCCGAACGACAGACACAATCTCCCGGCAACTTCAGCACCCGCCTCACGCCCTACCTCCGCGAGCCGCTCGAGTGTTTCGGCGATGTCGATGTTTCCGACCTCGTGCTCGTCTTTGGAACGCAGACCGGCAAGACGACGATGGTGCAAGCAGGCACGGCATGGCGGATCGTGAACAAGCCGCAGCCGGTCGTGTGGGTCATGCCCACCGAAGGCCTCGCCCGATCCTTCTCTGAGACGCGCTGGCTCCCGCTCTTCGACGACAGCGCAACCCTTGCGGCTCAGAAACCCGCGGACCGGCACCGCTTCAAAAACCTCGAGCAGCATTTTTCGCGGTGCTCGCTTGTCTTCGTCGGCAGCAACTCCCCGGCAAACCTCGCCAGCCGCCCCGCCGGACTCCTGCTCATGGACGAGGTGGACAAATTCGCCAGGGAGACCGACCAAGAAACCTCCGCGCTTTTCCTCGCAGAGAACCGCACCAAGTCCTTCGTCGGCGCGCTTCGCGTCAAGACCAGCACACCCACCACGCCGGACGGCGCGATCTGGCAGGAATACCAGAAAGGCACGCAGGAGAAATACATGCTTGCCTGCCCGCACTGCCACGAACGCATCGAGCTTTTGTGGGAACAGGTCAAGTGGGACACCGACGCGAAAGTGGCCGGCAAGTGGAACATGGCTCAAGTCGAAGAATCCGCGCGCTACATTTGCCAGCGGTGCGGAGGCGAGTGGAACGACGGCCAGAAGATCGAAGCCCTCCAAGACGGCAAATGGCAAGCCACCAACCCCAGCGCCCAGCGCGGCTTTCGCAGCTTCCACCTGAACTCCCTCTACGCGCCGTGGCGCTCCTGCACCTTCGGCGCGCTCGCCGTGAAATTCCTCCGCGACAAGGACACGCTCAACGGCCTGCAAGATTTCACGAACAGCACGATGGCCATGCCGTGGGAGCAGGTCGAGACCAGCATCGGCGACGCCAACATTCTCAGCCTGCGCGGCGACTACACGCGCGGCACCTGCCCGATCGAGCCAACGCACATCGTCACCTGCGCCGACATCGGCCAGGACAAACAGCACTGGACCACGGTGGCCTTCGACGCCAACGGCCAGAGCTATGTCCTCGACTACGGCACCACGCTCACCATCGAAGACCTCCTCGCCGACTCGCCCCGCCGCATCTACCGCACGCCCAGCGGGCAGGAAGTCCGCCCCGAGTGCGGCTTGATGGATTCCGGCTTCGCCACCTTCCGCGTCTATACCGCCTGCCAAGTCAGCGCCGGATTCTGGCACGCCGCCAAAGGCTCCGGCGCAACCTTCGGCAGCCGCATCGGGCGCACCGTCATCGACGACTTCCCCGGCGTCGTGCTTTACACCTTCGTCGACCACGCCATCAAAACGGAACTCTTCATCGACCGCATCCGCAACGGCAAGCCCCCGCTCGCCATCCCGCGCGACACCACCGAGGACTTCCTTCGCGGCATGAGCGGCCAGCGCCTCGTCCCCCGCAAGACCGCCACCGGCCAAGAGTTCGTGTGGAAGAGCGTCGCGCAAGATCACTACATGGACGCCGTGAAACTCTGCCATGTCGCCTGGCACATCTTGAAAAACTGACCTGTGAAAAAATCCCAACTCTGGAAAATATATGTCGCAAAAAATCCCAGCTTCGCGGGCGACGGCAACATCACCATGAGCGCGCGCGGCCTGCGCAAACTCTTCGACCAAACATGGGACTACGCCTTTCACGAAGGCGAAGACGAAATCGAACACACGCCGGTAAACAACTCAAAAGCCGTGGACGATCTTCGTAAAATCTTCGGCATGTTCTGAGCATTTTCGTGGCGTCACGAAATTGATCCCCGCCCGCCGCGCTTGTGTTCATGCGGCTCTGCGGGCCTCAAAAATATTTTTTCTTTTGAAAAATAATTGTTGACGAGAAATCAAGTTTGTGAGAAAGTCATCCCAGATCGAAGGCACCACGCCGGAGACGAAAACAAAAAACCAAAACGAAAAAATGAAAATCGAAAACGCAATCAAGAAGCTAAACAAAGAAGGATTCACAGTTATTGAAGCCAACGGCTTTTACTCCGCAAAAAAAATCGGGTGCAAAAAGTTAGTTGAGTTTCACCGGAACGGACGAAGCGACGAAGCCACCTGCATCGGATACCGCCGCGAAAATCACCACAGCGACAGCATGACCGATTATTGCGCGACTTTCTTCTGCGATAGCCTCGCCCGCGCTATCAAATTGGCCCTCGCCTAACAAACCACAGGCGCGGGTTCAATCCCCGCGCCACAACCTATACAAAAAAATGAATCTTTACCTTATTTCTCAACCAGTTGATCGCGTTGAGTGGGACACCTACGATTCAGCCATTGTTTGCGCTCCAGACGAAAACACCGCGCGGCAAATAGACCCAAATGGAAAACCAGAATTGATTGAATGGTGGGAAGAAAGAAGCTACTGGGTCGCTCCAGCAAATGTTAAGTGTAAACTCATCGGCCAAGCGATCTCATCCATGAAACAAGGCGTAGTCTGCGCATCTTACAATGCTTGATAAAAAAAACACCCACGGCGGCCCGCGCAAAGGCGCGGGCCGCCCCAAAGGCAAAAAATCAGCCAACGCCAAAGGCCGCACCGCCGTGACGCGATCCGTCTCCATGCAACCCGAAAGCTGGGCCAAGCTCGACCGCCAGCGCGGCACGCAGTCGCGCGGGAAATTTATCGAGTCGAAACTTTGACTCGCCCGTAAGGTTATCAAACCCGCCGCGCCTCTGCTTGCATGCGTAATTCGGCGGGTCTTTTTTTGTCAGAAAAACGGCAGCAACTTTATGACTTATACCGCAAGCGGTATAAACAAAGAATGTCTTTCTTGCCGTATACCTCATCAGGCTTGTTGAAAATACAGACCTGTTTTTTCAACAAGTTTAGAAAGTGACCGGCGAACTCAAGCCACGCTTGAACTGCCGCGCAGATTCTAATCTTTGACTCGCCCGCATAGCGTGTCCCGTCGGGCCTCTGGCTTCCCATTGGGTCGCTATTACCTTCTCAAACGAGTTGGCGCACACTTCGACATTCTGAATCGACAGATGAGGCTCAAGGACGCTTGGGCGTAGGGTTCTTTCTTTTCTCCTCCGTGTTCTCCGTGTCCTCTGTGGTTAAGCCATTTTGACACGCCCTCTGAGGCGTGACCGACCTCGACAAAATCTCCGGCGTTAAATCCTTCCTACGCCGCACCAAAACAACCGCAGAACTCGAAGCCCTCGCGCTCGCCACATTCGCCAGCGCCACCGAGGAAGTCGTCATCACCTCTCTGTCATCCGACGGCACCGGCACAGGCGGGCAGGTCAGTTTCCCGAAGTGGCTACTTCTCCAGGCCGTCGAAGAACTCCTGAGCGAAGGCCCGAACGGACGCCAACTTTTTGCCATCGCAGACCGCTCCCGATACGGCACCGCCGTTTGACACGCCGCCCGTGGCGTGCCGTCAAAATCAAAAAAATCAAGTTGGGGAGGCAGCCGCTCTGGCGCTGGTCGCCCGCGCAAGCTCGACGCAAAAGCAGCGGCATTTGAAGCCGCGCAACCTTCGCTGAATCGCGGCCTCGTATGGGTGCCGACGACAGACCCCAAGCGCGAACTCACGGCCTACACGCGGATGGAAATCCTGCGCCTCGCGCGATGGCTCTACAACAACGCGCCGCAGGCCACCTACCTCGTCGAGCATCTGGCACAGCGCGCCATCGGCACCGGCATTGTCGTTCAACCAAAAACATCCAACACCGCTTGGAACAAAAAGGTCGATCAGTATTTCGAGGATCGGAACTGCGCCGAGGCATGGGCATTCGACGCATCGGCACAGGTCAATTTCTACACCGCGCAATCTCTCATCCTCCGACAGGTCGCCATCGACGGCGACTTCTTCGCGCAATTCCTAAAGACCAGAGAAGGCGCTGCCCGCGTCCGCTTCATCGGCGGCGAAGCCATCGGTGGCTCTGCCAGCTTTGGCAACCCGGATGACATGACCCACGACGGCGTGCGCCTCGATCAATTCGGAGCGCCCGCAAGCTACACGATCGGAGGCAAAGAAATCTCAGCTGACCAAGTGCTGCACATGCGGCACATCCGCAGGCACGGCCAGCCGCGCGGCGTCTCGTGGCTCCACTCCGCAGTTTCCAACCTGCGCGACATTTCCGAAATAAACGGCTTCGTGAAAGGCGCATACAAGGCAGGCGCGCAAATTGGCTACATGGTGACATCCACCGAAGTCGCCAAGATCGGCCTCGGCGCAGGACTGAAATCCACCACCAACGAAGTCGGCGACCTTCAAACCACCGACCTCCCGAACGGAATCCTCCTCCCTCGCCTTAAACCAGGCGAAAAGCTCGAAGCCTTCAAGAACGACATCCCCGGCCAGACCTACGAAGCAGTCATGCGCGCCCTCCGCTCCGATGTCGCCTTCGCCATCGGACTGCCGCCAGAAGCCATGATGGTGAGTGTCGGATTGGCAGGCACCGAGCAGCGCGCCGTTTTGGAAGTCACACAGAATTTCCTCGAGCGCCTCCAGCAGCAGGTCATCGATCAGTTCTGCCGTCCCTTCTACAAATATTGGTTGTGGCATGAAATGCAGGCCGGTCGCCTCGAATACCCCGGTGACGACTGGTGGCGGCACGAATGGCTTGCCCCACGCAAGATCACCGTGGACAGCGGCCGCGACGCCCGCGCCTACAGCGAGCAGCTCGACAAGGGCCACCTCTCGCCAACGCGATATTTCAACATGCTCGGCCTCCGAGCCACCGAAGAAGAGGACGATGTCATCGATACCTTCCTCCGCCGCAAAGCCAAGTGCGACGCCCTCGGCCTCAACATTTCCGAAGTCTTCCCCAACTCCGTCAGCCGTGGCATCGCCGCGCAACAACCCGCCGAGCCGGATGGAGACGAGGAACCATCTCAACCACCCGCACAACCATGACCACACCCACCCCAAAATTCTATGCACTGGAACAAACCGGCAACAACGAAACCACCGTCACTCTCTACGACGAGATCGGTGCTTTCGGCGCAGGCAGCAAAGAATTCCTCGCTGACCTCGGCAAACTCTCAGGCCAGCACATCCACCTCCGCATCAATTCTCCGGGCGGCAGCGTCATCGAAGGCACGGCAATCTACAACGCCCTCCGCAGGCACGAAGGCGGCTTGACCGTCCACATCGACGCCATGGCCGCATCGATGGCCAGCGTCATCGCAATGGCAGGCGCTCCCGTTTACATGGCCGATAACGCACTCTTGATGATCCACAACCCGTGGACGGTGAGCATGGGCGAGAGCAAAGACCTCCGCAAAGAAGCCGACCTACTCGACAAGCTCAAAGTCAATCTCCGCAACGCCTATGTGAGGAAGACCGGCATCAATGCGGAGGAAATCGGCGCAATGATGGACGCTGAGACATGGCTCGATGCGGTCGAAGCCGTCGCACTCGGATTTGCCGACGCCATCGAGGAAGGCGTTGCCGCAGCGGCAACAGCCACACCCGAAATGCTCCGCGCTCGTTTTGACACCTTTGCAAAAGGAAAACCTATGGAAAACGAAAACCAACCCGCCATCGAGCCAGAAGTCGCCGCCACCGTGGTGAGCGAATCCGCTCCTGCCGAGCAACCCGCCATCGAACCCGCTCCCGAAGTTGTCGCCGAGACACCAGCAACTGAGACCGTCGAAGCTACTGCGCCCGAAGTTGTCGAAGCTCCCGCCGAGCCACAAGCCAAGCTCGCCGCCGCTGACCAAATCCTTGCCAAATACAACGCCGTCATTGCCGAGCGCGATGCAGCCGTGGCCGGACTCAAAGAAGCCAGCGCAAATATCGAATTCCTCCGCAGCGAAATCGCCACCGAGCGCGAATCCCTCGCTCGCCTCGAGCGCAGCCTTGGCCTCTCAGCCGCCCGCGAAATCCCCGAAGTCCTGCCGACGCAGAACGCGGAAAACATCTACGACCAGTGGAAGAACGCCACCGGCGCCGAGAAGACCCGCATCTTCCGCGCGAACCGCAAGGCGCTCGAGATCGCGGCCAAAAATTTGACACCGCAATAATTCACGAAAACCCAACCAACCACCTAACACACCATGGCCACCACCATCTCATCCGAACTGAAACTGAATGTGGTTCTCGACAGCGCGCTCGTCGCCCTGCGCGAATCCCTTCTTCCCATCACCGCCTTCTCGACCGTGTTCAACTCGGTCCCACTCCAAGGCACCGACAAGATCGCCGTTCCCTTCTTCCCTCTCGCCACTGACGCGACGAGCGACTTCACCGGAACCTATTCTTTCGGCGACACGAACGCGATCAACAGCCGCGAAGTCACTGTGAACAAGCGCAAATACCAAGCGCTCTCGTTTACATCGAGCGAACTCGCCCGCCAGCCTTACTTCAATCCTGAACAATTCGGCTTCCAGAAAGGCCGCAAGCTCGCCGAGGACATCCTCCGCGACATTCTCTCCGTCGTGACCCTCGCCAACTACGGCGCAGCGATCCACACCGGCGCAGCTTCTGCCTTCGACTCCGACGACATGATCACGATCAAGACCGCTCTCGACCAAGCCAAGTGGGCAAAGTCCAGCCGCGTCATGATCCTCGACAACGCTTATGAAGGTGCGCTCCTCAAAGACGCCAGCATCAAGAACGCCGCCGCAGTCGGCACAGCATCCGCCATCCAGAATGGTCGCCTGCCACAGATCGCTGGCTTCGATGTCATCGGCACAAACCTCATCCCCGGCAACAGCCAAAACCTCGTCGGCATGGTCGCACTCCCAGAAGCAATCTTGGTTGCCTTCTCACCTGTGCAGCCATCACCCGGCGTCCGCGCTAACCTCACCGCCTACGAAGTGGCAGTCGATCCAGAGACCGGCCTCACCATCGAATACCGCGCATGGGGCGACCCTGACACCGACACCGAGAAGCAAGTTCTCGAAGTCAACTACGGCTTCGCCCTCGGCCACGCCGCCGCCCTCAAGCGCATCGTCTCGGCCTAAGCCACATGCGCCTCGCAATCACGCTCACTCGCACCGGCGACGCCTGGCAGGTCAAGCACCTGCCAAGCGTCCCGCTCGGCGAGCAGCTCGCAGACTTCAAAGCCAAGCAAGTCGCCGGCGAATTCACCGCAGACGAAACGCTCGTTGTATCTCTTAACGATACTCTCAAGCGCCACGCGAAGAAGCCATCCGCCGCACCTGCGCCAGTCGAAGTCGAAGAGTCACCCAAAAAGAAAAAATAACAGCGCATTCCCCGCGCCAGCCCGAAGACGCCCGCCGGACCTAATCCGGTGGGCGTTTTCTTTTGACACATCCGCTCTGGCATGTCGCCCGCGCAAAAAGACCACCTCGAAAACCTCGCCGCCACCGCGCGCAATACGCTCCTCGGCAAGCCCGCCACATTTCGCGGGCAGAGCATCCGCGTCGGCCTCTCTGCCATCGCCATAGGCCTTGATCTGGAAACCGGCGGCCTGCGCCAAGGCGGCGAATTCACCGCGCGCTTTCTCGCCTCCGCCCTGCAATCCGCTCCCCGCCGTGGCGAGCAGCTTCTGGTGGAGGGCAAGACCTACACCGTGGCCACCGTGCGCGAGCAGACCGGCACGCCCTTCGAGTTCGTCGCCACGATCGTCCCCGGCTCCTCACTATGAACGCCTCCATCGAATCATCCCTCCGCGAGTGGCTCGTCTCCACCGTCCCGTTCGCCGACTCCTCGATCCACACCGGCCAATCCGCCGAGACCATTCCCGGAGACCAGCCGGTTGTCTTTTGCGCCTGCGAGACCGTCGAGCCGGTGGCGCTTGGTCTCTACAAGGTCACGGCCCAGATCGTCATCTCCACGCCATGCGTCATCGAAGAATCCCTGCCGACGCATCAGGCACTCAGCGACGCGCTGAAGGCTGAGATTTTGGACCCGTCCGCGCTTGTCGATTTCCTGCCGCCATCGCTCCACCTCGCCGGTGCTGTGCTCAATTCGTTCTCCCAATCCACCGCCAACGAGCGCTGGCTGACCTCTTCAGAAATCGTCCTCGGCCTGACGCAAATTTGACACCCGCCAGTCGGTGAACCCAAACACCTATGGCAGCATCAATCTATCGCTCTTCAGCAGTTTCCTCGGCCACCTTCGGCACTCCCGATGTGTCTGGCCTCATCGTAACCGGCCTCACCAAAAGTGAGTCCACATCGCTCTCCGAGGTCAAAGACGACCAGGGTGGAGTTGTCGCCGTGGCGGCATCGGAACCAGTCACCGAAATTTCAATCGAAGGCATGCGCACGGGCTCCTTCAGCGCCACAGTGGGCGGCACGCTCTCGATCTCCGGAGCAGGTCTCCCATCCGGCGGCACGACCATCGTGACGAAACTGGACACCAAGTTTGCCGCTGAGCAGTTCGAGTCCATGAGCCTAAGCGCTCGCCACTACGGCACCACGATGACGGCAGCCTAATTCGTCCCTCTCCATGCGGGCCGCCTGCATAGCCGGGCGGTCCGCTCCACCCAAACAATGAGCAAACAAATACTGAGCCTTTTTAGCACGCAAAACATCCGCGTCGCCACCGCGCTGACGACGCTGGGGTTTAAATTTGAAAGCGACAGCGCGCCTGTGACGCGCGTGGTTCGCAACTCTGGCGAGGAGAGCACTGTTTTCTGGTTCCACTCGTCGCACCCCGAGACCGGGGAGAGCGCAGACGAAGTCTCTCGTCGCATGACGACCGAGGCAGAGGCATTCGCCGCAGCCAATCCCGAGCACCCCGTGGCCTACATGCACGCCTATGCGGCGAACTACCGCGAACTCCTGCGCGTCGTGAAGAACACGCCTCGCCAAGTCGTGATCGAGCGCAACGGCAAAATCCTCTCCATCTCCGAAAACGCCACCGAGGCAGACCGTAAGCGGTTTGCGAAGTTTTTATGATTAGCCCAAGCACCTACGAAGAAGCCTGCGCATGCGCTGATTCAAAGCCAAAGCCCGTAACAAAGTCGCGGCCTGACACAACTGGCAACCGTCCATCCATGGAAGATCGCTTTGGGCGAGGCTACACGATCAGTCGAATTGGGATGGTGGTTACAGAAAGTCGTTTTTCGCGTTCCGAAATCGATGCATTTAGCCGAGCCAAAGCTGGCCGAAAAGGGGGCGATGGAATGAAGGGTCGCGAAGCATCAAAGCCAAGGCCTGCCGATGGGAAATCCCGCTGCCAGTGCGGACACGCCGGAGCCAACGGCTAAAGATTCTATGAAAACAAAAAACCAAAACACAGAAACCGAAATCGACGACGACGAACTCCGCATCCAAGGCATCACTGAGGGGCCGAAGCTCGTCGCAGGCCGCGAGCTGCGGCCTATCACCGCGCTGACGATTAGCTGGATGCAGCGAAACAAATTCTTCGCCCCCGATAAGGACAATATCTGGAAATCCGCCGCTTTCATGTTCCTGCACTCGGAGCCATTCACGAAGATCCGCTCCGTGGTGAATGACCGCGCGGCATTCCTTGATGCGGTGGACATCTGGATTGAGAAGAACATGCCCGACCAGCGCACCGTGCGCGCCATGGCCACCGATATGGATCAGGCTTTCAATCTCTACATGGCGGCCACAAGCCACAGCGAAGGCACCGAGTCGGGAAACTAAACGGCCCCAACTGGATTGCCGGGTATGTCTATAGACTCGCAAAAATTACTGGTTGGGGCTTCAGAGAGATCGTTGAAGAACTGCCATTCTCAGCAGGCTTGCAACTCCTGCACGCCGACGCATGGGCGCACGGGCAGAAAAAATATTGGGCGCGCAACAACACCGCTGCCGTTTTTGACTCCGTGGCCGAATTAGACGCTGCCTTTGCAAAACTATGAACCGAGGACTTTCACTCACTGTTGCTAACTTAGGACTCATGCGCGCCTTTGACGAAATCGCAAAGGCCGCAGGAGTTACCTACGAGCAGGTGGTGAAGAGCGAGACTCAGAAAATCCTCGAAGCCGCCGCGCGGAATACCATCGCCGCGCAGGTCCAAAGGATCGAGGCAGACATACAGAGCCGTTTTGCGCGCACCGTGGACAACAAGACCTACCTCATGCGTGGCCACCCAAATGCACCGCGAGGATGGAAGCTCCGCGATGATGCTTGGGCAGCCGTGCAGGCTCAGATCGCCGCCTCACGCAAACGCCGCAAAGAAGCTCGTGGCCTGTCCAAAAAAAGCTGGAAGCAACTCGCCGAGCGCCTCGGCTTCGACATCGATGTCCCAGGCTATGTCGCCGAAGCCACCACGAAAAACGGCGACTATCCCGAGGATGCCAGAGCACGCGAAAACCGAGAAGGCTCAGATTTTTCCATCACTCTACAAAACTCCCGCACCTACTCATCCAGCGTCTACGACGCCATCCGTAAGGCCATGAATGGCCGCGAGAAGTTTTTCAAAGAGAACCTGAAAACCGGCGTCTTTAAATCCATCGAAACCATCGCCGCCAAATATCCCGGCCTGAAAATGTCATGAGCGACACCCTCGAAGTAAAAATCGGTGCATCCGACGCTGGGCTAGAAGCCACCCTCAAAACCGTGCAGGCCGAGCTTGCCAGCATGGAAGCCAAGGTCAAAAGCGGCGACCTCACTTTTAACGAGCTGGAAAAAACCATGCGCCGCATGGGGCAAGTAGAGGGGCTTGAAAAAAAGCTCAAGGCCATCGGCGATGAGTCATCTGGCACCTCGCCGAAAGTCGACGAACTCGGGCGCGATCTGGAAAAGATGGGCAATCGTGGCAACGATGCCGGGGATAAAAGCTCGATGTCTCTTGGCAAGATCGGGATTGCAGCAGGCGTCGCCGGTGTTGCTGTGAAAGCAGGCATGGCGCTGGCTGAGGGCGCGATGGATGCCGCGCGCGCCGTGGCCGATGGATTTGGCCAGGCTATCGATCTCGGCGGCAGGCTGACCGATCTCTCATCCCGAACGGGAGAGACATCCGGAAGCCTTCTCGTGCTGGAGCGGGCTTTCACGAATACCGGCGTGAGCAGCGAAGCGGTAGGAACTTCGCTCAACAAGATGCAGAAGTTCATGACCGATGCCGCGCAGGGTGGGGCCGCCCAGAGCGAGGCCATGCAGCGGCTCGGCCTCACCATGGGCGACCTTGCGGGCAAGACGCCGACCGAGCAAATGGCCGTATTTGCTCAACGCATTTCAAGCATCCAAGACCCGGCGCAGCGCGCCGAGGCAGCGATGTCGATCTTCGGCAAATCGGGCGGCGAGTTGCTGCCGATTCTGAACAATTTTAGCGGTGAGTTGGAAGGCGCTCGCGACCAGCTCGGCGGCCTACCCGGCGTGATGGATCGTTCCGCCGCAGCATTCGACGCAACCGGCGACAGCATGGCTGCGATCAACTCCAAGGTGATGGAGTTTGCCGCAGGCTTTCTCGAGGAAGCACTGCCTGCGCTCACGACATTTACCAACGCACTCGGCGGCATCGATGCCGCAGGGTGGGGGCAGAAGGCGATGGATACCATCCGCAGCATAGCCGACACGCTCGTCGGTGCTTTTAAAAATCCGCTTGCCGCAATCGAAGCGTGGGGCCTTGCCTATGAGGCCGGATACAAAAGTCTCGGCAACGGCCTCGTTAATGCCGCGCTGACTTTCACCGACTTCCTTATGAAGTCATTTCAGACCAACCTGCCAAGCGCAATTACCGGCTATGTGACAAGTGGACTGGTTGACTCAACCCTTACCTTCAGCCGCTACCTCACACAGGCGCTCATGACATTCTCGGAAGGTCTGAGCACACTTCCCGGCTTTGAAGGCATGGCGAGCAAGATGTTCGATGCTCTGAGCAGCGTGAACGAAGGCATCATCGCCCAGCAACTCGACAACATGGGCAAGACCGAAGCTGCCGCCGCCAAGGTGGTGGAGGAGTTTGGGAAGGCCGCAGAAAAGACAACGGTTTTCAAAGAAGACTTCTTCGGCGCAGAGGAGTCCACCGCGCGGATGAACGACAAGTTTTCCGAGTTGGCAGCAAGCGGAGCCGCGACTCGCGAATCCCTCACCACCGCTATGGTCCCCGTGGAAGAGGGCGCGAAGAAAGTGACGGCCGAGATGCAAACGCAGCTCGATACCACGGCCAAGATCAAAGCCAGCAAGCAAGACGAATTAGCATTTGAACTCGCCATGGCCGAAGCCAAGGCCAGCGGCAACAAAGAGCTTGTGGCAGCGCTGGAAAGCCAAAAAGAATTCAATGCCGAGCTGAAAAAAGCCATCGATGCCGGAATGGGTGAGCCAGAAGCAAGGGCTTTCGCCCAGCAAATGGTTAATGCTAAGAATGCCGCCGACGCTATTGGCAACCGTTCATTTGTTGTAACCGTTGCGACAAAAGTGGACGACACCCGCTGGAAAGACCTGCTCGCCAGCCTCGCAGCCAATGCCGACCCTAAATCGGTCCAAGTTGCGTTGCAGGTCACCGGGAAAGATAATCTCAACGAAGCCTACAAGACCCTCCAGGACATGGAGGCAATCAATAAAAACTACCAGGCGGCATTCACGGTAATAGGCGCAAAATCCCTCGAAGAGCTGAAAGCAAACCTTGACGGCATACCGACCGAATCACAGCGCCAGCTCGCCATGCAAATCACCGGCGAGGACAATCTAAAGGATGCTGTCTACAATTTGGAGCGTTTTACAAACACGCACAAAGCGAACCTCCTACTAGAAAGCCAAGGCTTTGAAAGGATGGATGATTTCCAAAACCAACTCAATGGCATAACGGGAGAAAAGCGCACCAAACTGATCCTTGAGGCACTCGGAATGGACAACCTAGAAGAAGCTAAGTCCGCACTCGATGCCATCTTAGCTAACGATGGGAAATCCGTGAATATCACTGCAAATGTTGATACCGCAGCCGCACAATACTCAATTACGAGCCTCTTCGACTCAGCGAACACCACTTTCGCAAACCCGATTCCTCTGAACCTAACCGGAGACCAAAGCATCGCCGCCGTGCGCACATCCGCCGAGGGAAACTTTGTCGCGCCTATCGCTTTGAATCTTGACGGAGACCGCACGATTCAAGATGTGCGTGCTGCCGCTGAGGCAAATTTTGCAAACCCGATCACTCTGACCATGAGCGGATCACAAGCCGCAAACGAGGTCTACTCCACCGTGAACGCCGCCTTCGATGCGCCGGTTGAGCTTGGAGTAAATGCGGACACTTCCACGGCACAGACAGAAGTGGCGACATTAGGCGCGCCTCAAACTTTCACACTCTCTGCCGATACCGCCGAGGCGCAGACGCAGGTCTCCTCTCTCGGAGCGGCGCAGACTCTGTCGCTTGATGCCGACACCACTGCCGCACAAGCCGAAGTGGCAAAACTCTCCGACCCGATCTCTGTCCAAATCGACAGCAACCAAGTGCAAGCCGCCGTGGCCAGCATGCAGGCGGACATCTCCAACAGCTTCACCGGTGGCGAAGGCGGCCCCGGAGGCTCTGGCGGCACCGGCGGGCAGGGTGGGCAAGGCGGACAGGGCGGCGATGCAAACGCCGATGTGAGCAGCGTGACCACTATCCTTAACGACTGGACCGACATCCTCCTCACAATCCGCGACCGCCTGCCGATCATGGCACTCTCCCCAGCTTAATTTTTATGAACACTTCATTTCGCTTTCAGGAAAAAACGGAGGGCATAGGGGAAGGCGGTTTTTGGACCGCGATTAGCGCCAACGAAGATTTGTCTCTGGCCTTCTCGGTGAAACAGGTGACACAGCCATATAGCAACCAAAGAGTGGGGGCTCTTTTTAAAAGCACCTCGGCTTGCACGGATTGGACTCGCCTGCAAGTCGCCTTTACGCCAACAAGCGTTGCGGTGAGCGGCAGTGTCGCTTTGGTCGCAGGCTCGAACACATATTCGTCGCATGGGTTGAAGCGATCGACGGATGCAGGTGACACCTGGACTGAGGTGCTCACAGGCTTTGTCTCTTCGCTGAGTATGTGCGGGCAGAATGCCGTCGTGCTCATCGACGGCGTGGCAAAGAAATCCACTAATGCAGGCGCGACATGGGTAAACCTTGCTGTGCCGACTAGTGAAACGGCTTTCACCAGCCTGGCTACTGGCGGTGCGTCAAAGATACTTCTCACCTCGGGAAGCGGCGTGTGGGTCAGCCATAACTTTGGCGACACATGGACACGCCTGAAGCAGGCTGCTTTTGGGTATAGTGGTGGGGGGATGACATATCTGACTAACTACGACTCTGCCATGGTGAACCGTGCGGGGTCTCTCTTTGCTGTCCGATCGGCCAATAAAACTGCGCCGTTTTATCAGGTGCTTGTATCGACAGACGGTAGCACTTTTACAGAAACCGAGTCGTCTCGCTTGCTTGGGCTCGTCGGTTCTGTTGCCTACGCAGTTTCTCGATTGACTACATACGGCGATCCATCGCTCACTTACGATTCTGCAAACGAGATCGTCGTTTCGCGCACCGGCGGCGCATCATGGCATAAGCTAGTCCCCACCACGCCAGAACTACCGCTCGTGACAGAGCGGAGCTTTCAAAATTGGTTTTCTGTTTTTGGCTCCGACGATGGAATGAGTCTTATTGCGGCAGCTTATTCGGATGAATACACGAGCGCTGGACAGCAGTTCGTAGCTGGCAAACTCCTTCGCCGATTGAGCAATGCCACCGCCTACCGCCTGCCAAATTTCGGCACCACCGGCCAACTCTCGCTCCCAGCATACACGACTGGAGATGCCGTGACCTCGTGGTCGGCGACAGGTCTTCCCGCATGGGCTTCGCTCAATTCTACAACCGGCACGATCTCCGGCGACCCGAAAGCGAGTGGAACGCACAACATCACCGTAACTGCCACCAACTCTGGCGGCAGTCTCAGCATTCCGTTGCGCATCGTCGTGCAGCCTGGCTTGCCAGCATTGGTTCCCGGGCAGAGTTTTACCAGTAAAATCGGGGAGCAGTTTTCCACAGCCACCCTGCAACTTGCCAGCGATACATACGAGCGGTCATTCACAGCCTTCGCGCCTGCGACTATTGCCGGCCTTTCCCTGAGCGCGTCTGGTGTGTTGAGTGGCACGCCAACGACGGTTGGCAGTTCCTCCCGCACGGTCACGCTGAACGGCGCGAGCGGCAGCACGATAGGCTCGTTCTCGCTCGCTGTCACGCAAGGCACGCCACAGGTCGCGCCAAATCAATCTTTCAATGCCGTCGTCGGCCTCACATTCACCGGCACGCTACTGGCGCTCGATACAGCCAACCGACCGGTCTCGTCTTGGGCGGCAACAGGGTTGCCGAGCGGGTTGACATTAAATGCCAGCACAGGAGTGATCTCTGGCACCCCGGCAGACGGAGGGCCATTCAGCGTATCGGTCACGGCCACCGGCCCGGGCGGCACAGGAAACGGCACGGTGCTTTTCTCAATCGGCGCGGGCAAGCCGATCATCACAGGAAACCAGATTTTTACTGGCAATGTCGAAGTGCCTTTTTCTGCCACCCTCCAATCGCAGGATGTGGCAGACCGGCCGGTCACAACATGGGCGGCGACAAACTTGCCAGATTGGGCAACGCTTGATGCCACCACTGGAAGCATCTCCGGAACTCCTACAGCCCGCACAAATCAGCAATTCGTAGTCACGGCCACAAACCCCGCAGGCACCAGCGATGCGGTAGCTGTCACTCTTGCCATCGCTGGCGGCACACCGAATATCACAGGCGGCATCGTGCTCCGCACTACGGTGGGGCGTTCATTCCAGCAGGGCGTCACGCTGAACGACAGGCAGAACCGCCCTGCCGTCTCTTGGAGTGCGACAGGGCTACCGCCAGGGCTGAGTATTTCCGCCACCACCGGCGTGATCTCTGGCACGCCGACGCAGGTCGGCACATTCAATCCATCCATCACCGCCGTGGGCGAGTATGGATCGACAAGAGGCAACTTGTCTCTCATCTGCCGCACGGCTCCCAAAGTCTACGGGGAGACGGGGCTAATTCTGCAACCCGGCACGATCTCCCGCACATTCCCGAGCGGCCTTCTCCTTGTCCAGGCCAGTTATTTAATCCGCAAAGGCAAGGAAGCCGCCGCGAATGAACTGCTGGCTGTCGGCATGGAACTTCCGATCGAGAGCAAAGCCATCGACGGGCTATATATTTACCCTGAGCCGGAATGGAGTGACGCCGACCCCGGCTTCACCAAAATTTCCGTCACGGCCTATGGGCGGTGGAAGACGGAGCCGAATGTGACTCGGCAGAAGCGCAAACTCGAACTTGGCATTTACGGAGGAATAAGCAATGTGCCACGGCCTATATTTACAGAGGGAGGGCCAACCGGGCCGGTAAGTGTAAATTTCGCTCCGTTTATTCTCAACGGGGGGGGCGTTCAAGATGTAAGAAATAAAGCCGAGGTTTTGACGGACGACATCACTCTGTTTTTTGTGCTTCCGCGAACTCAAGCAGACTTGCCACTGACCGCGCCAAATTCCCTTTCCCGCCTTTACCAAATAACTGGCGAGCAGTTTCCCCCACTCATCGATGTTTTTTACCTGCAAACTTTTTTTGGCGGGGGGCTTAGGTGGCAATTTGAAAATTTTGGTAGTTCCTCGACAATCACCTCACAGGGGTTCGATTCACAGTCGGTAGGCTACAATAGTTTTGCGCCTATGGAAAACGGCATTTCGTTTAACCTGACCCGATGCGAGAGCGTTGAATACGGCCAATTCATTGAATACACGGCATCTTTTGAAGCCGTTGGAAATTCATTTGTTAAAAAAGACTTGCTATTTATTCAAAAATAAATGCCTGCCGACTTACCAGTCTCTTTTGAACAAAAAGCCAAACAAGGCGGAAATCCTGCTGCGGGCGGCTACCCATACCAACTCAGCGCGTCGGACCTTGATAAAAACTTCGTCTTTGCCGCGCTGGATGTGGATGACTCGCTAGTCCAGGCCACCACCGGCCAAGGCGGCCACTCGGCGCGCAAACTCAAAATCCCCGCCGTGCCGGGCGGCGGCACTTATGTCCTCGGCGCGGTGGAAGGCGCGCTGCAATGGATCGCCACGAAGGAATGCTGAGATGACGCTGGGCCGCACCTCCGACAACAAGATCAAGATCAAAACCGACGGCGACGACGGCCTCCGCGCGGTGTCGTGCGGGTGTTGTGGGAATTGTCTTTTCGACGCCTTTTCGCCAACTCCTGTCGAAGTCGCGCCAAAATTCAAATATCTCACCTATGAATTCACTATGCCGCTTTATGATTTCAGCAGTTTTAATTCAGGACTTGAGTCCTCGCGTGTGAATTGCGTGGGTGAAGGTGAATACTTTAATTGCCTTGAGCAGGAAAATACTCAAATAGAAGAGCGCCAAAGTATTCAATACAAATTTACGCAATTTCTGAACTCAGAATTAACCTATCCCCACCCATATAGCTCTGGTTGTTGGTGTCACATAGTAAAAGCTCAGGGAACCCATGAATTACGACACGATGATTGGCTGGGAACTTTTGGGGGTGATTGGGTTCCTGTCACTCATCGCGCTTTTATTGCAACCATTCAGGACGCTAACTGGACGACATGGGCAGATGAAAACGGCAAACTTTTTTTAGATGAAAAAACGACCGATGCAAAATGGGTGAGTTCATTTTGCGAAGGTCACCTTTGGAGTCCGGTATACAATTCAGATTTCGTTATAGTATCATATGAGCCTTACGGGCATTTTACAGACCATTGTCCAGAGCTTCTTTACTGCGAAGTGTGGCCATGGGAACATGGCAACCCAGTATGGAACTATTCCTCTCCCATAGACAGTGGCGGATTCAAAGTCCGTGAGCGCACCGATAAGAATATTTTGGTCACATACAACGGGAATAATCCTATTTCTCACGAAATACCTTTCACAATCCGCCAAACCCTCCACAACACCCTCCAAGAAATATGGGGTCCCAACCAACTCGAAATGCGTCCATGAAATTCACCCCCGCAAAATTTCCAACGAAGTCCGAAATGCTCGCCAGTGAGAGCAAAAGCGAATTTGCGGCGGTCTTGGAGACATCAGAAATCTACAAGCTCAACTCAGCAGGCGAATACGAGTTTCTTTCAAAGTTTTCTATGGCCCCGGCTACGCCTCCCAGCCTCCCGCAACAAGCAGCGAGCCTCGGCAAGGCGTTGATAAACTGGACTACCAGCGGCTTTGCTCCCACCCCGCCCGACATCCTCGCCGCCCGCGAATCCACCTGCCGCGCGTGTGATGAATGGGACGCCGCTGCGATGGGAGGCACCGGCCGCTGTGCCAAGTGCGGCTGCTCGACCTGGGCGAAGATCCGCATGGCCACCGAGCGCTGTCCGATCGGGAAGTGGGAGGCTGTGCCGCTCCGCCCCGCTCCTGATGCGGTGATTTGACACCCTGCCGCTCGTCGTAGCGGCATGAAACTTTTCATCGACATTTCGACCCGGCGTTTCGTCAAGAGCGCAGCCAGCAGCGCTGCGTTGCCGACGCTCGTGCTGAAGAGGCGCGATGTCATGCCGATCGAAGTCGTCTTCGTGCAGCGCGGTGCCGCCGTCGCCACGCCAGCAGGCACCACCATCCGCGTTGCGCTCAAAAGCAAATTCTCGGATGCCAATTTTCTCGCCCTCGCCGACAGCGGCACGCTCGACCTCTACACCACCGCAGTGGAAGACCTCTTCCCTGGAAGCACCGCCAGCGCCGACGCACTTCTCGAAGTGCGCTGGACTAAGACCGGCGAGGCTACCCGCACAGCCACGCTCGGTATCGAAATCCAGAATAGCGTCATCCTCGGCACCGAAGGCACACCTGCCGCAGTTCCAGACGGCAAAGCCACGCAAGCCCAGGCCGAAGCAGGCACAGACAACGAAAAGTGGATGACCCCGCTGCGCACGAAACAAGCGATCGCCGCATTTAACTCCTCCGCAGGCATCGGATTCATGCCAGCACCGACCACGCCATGAGCGAGCAACTCGTCCGCTTCATCAATTTCGGCATCGCCGGAAGTGCGCCACAGGTTCCCGCCTCCGGCAAGCGGCTTTACCTCCTGCCGAACGGCGATTTTGCCACCATCGACGCATCGGGCGTCGTAACCAGCTTGGCGACGAGGTGGGAAGCGATCACCGGCAAGCCGACCGAGTTCCCACCCGAGCCTCACCTCTCCAGCAAGATCACCGACTTCGCGGCCGCAGTCGTCGCCGCCGCGCCGCCGACAACTAACGCCTCGCTCCTCACCACCGGCACTCTGCCAGATGCCCGCCTCGCCGCCACCATCGCCCGCACCGCCGACCTGACCACGGAGCAAAATGCACGCATCGCCGGAGACTCCGCGCTCGGCCAGCGCATTGATTTCCTCGCCGCGAATCTGGACCCCGCAGCCCTCGACTCCATCGCCGAAGCCGCCGCATCGATCGGCAGCCTCCAGACCCAGCTCGACGGCAAAGCTCCCACCGTCCACACGCACCCAGCCACGGATATCACCGGCCTGTCGGCATTCATCGTTGCCAGCGCCCCCGGCCTCTCGATTACCACGACCACCCACATCGCGGACGGATTGACCGACACCTACTCCGTCAGCGGCCTTGCCAGTGCCGACCCCTCGCATGTCCTCGTCTCGCTGAACGGCGTTACGCAGTCACCCGGCACCGACTACATGGTCAATCTGGCCACCGGGAAAATCATCTTCGACGACTATCCAGCCGCCGGACAGCAGATCGTCTTTACCGCCCTCGGCCTCCGAAGCGTGCAACGCCCGATCGACCCGACGCTCTACATCTACGCTTTCGACCAAAGCTCAAACGGCCTCACCACCTACAGTGGCCGACTGCTCAACGCCAACCGCCCCGCCGCGCCAGCTCTGCCAGAGACCGCCACAAGCTGGACTATCCGCCGCTCGACACTCAACGCCGCCGGTCGCGTGCTCGCCACCGCCACTGCCACCGGCTCGTGGCTCAACCGGGAGACATTGTCCTACCAATGACGACGATCACCGAATCCAACATTTCCCAGCAGCTCGACCTGTCGAACTTCACGATCGTCCTGCCAGAAGAGACGAACGCGATCGTCGAATATCCCAACCGCGAAGCATTCCCGAGCACTGGCCGCGCCAAGCGCATGTATGTCGATCTCTCCACCGGCCTGCCGTGGCGTTGGAGCGAAGCCGCAAGCAGCTACGCACTCCTCCTGCCGGTCATCGACGCTGGAACTTTTTGACACTCACCCCACAGACGAACCCACAACCAACACCTAAAACAAAATGGCCAATCCCATCATCAAAATCAAACGCGGTTCCGGCACGCCGGTCTCGCTTCAAGTCGGCGAAGTTGCATTCGACACGACAAACAAATCCTTTTTCATCGGCACAGCCGAAGGCGTCCTGCCAATCGGCGGCGAGCATGTTTTCGCAAAGAAGACCTTCGTTTCTGACGCGGTCCAAGCCGAAGCCGACCTGCGTAGCGCAGCGGATTCGACGCTCACCACGAACCTCAACAACGAGATCAGCCGCGCCACTGCTGCCGAAGGAGTCATCGCAGCCAACCTCGCTCAAGAGCTTCTCGACCGTGCCGCCGCTGTTTCGGCAGAAGCCGGTTTGCGTGTGTCCGGTGACAACGCTCTCGACGCGAAAATCACCACTGAGAAAAATCGTGTGGACGCCATCCTTTCCGCTTCCCAAGCCGACAAGGACAGCTTCGCCGAGATCGTCAGCTTGATCAATTCGGTGGACGCCACGAACGACCAAGCCTTCGCAGGTTATGTAACCTCGAACAACGCCGCCCTCGCGCAAGAAGTCAGCGACCGCCAGTCCGGCGACTCCACACTCGACGGGAAAATCACCACCGAGAAGAACCGCATCGATGCGTTGACCACTCGCGTCTCCGCGGCCGAGCAGGACATCCTCGACGAGGTTTCCGACCGCCAGAGCGCCATTTCCGGCGAGCAGACAGCCCGTGCAAACGCAGTTGCAGCCTTGGAAGCAGCCGACGAGACGCTCCAAGACAACATCGACGCCGAGCAGCTCTCGCGCTCCACAGCCGACACCTCGTTGAGCAACAGGATCACGGCCCTCGAAGGAGCCAGCGCCGACAGCCGCCTGAGCGCAGTCGAAGCCGATGTGGCCGACCACGAGACACGCATCAGCGCACTCGAGACGACCATCGATGGAGGCAGCTACTAGTCCCTAAAGCAACCACTCCCCGGCGGGGCGCTCCATAGCGCCTCGCCAAGCGGGGGGAGTTTAAAAAATCCGCCGAATAAATCCGCCACATGGCAAACACACAAATAGTTCCCAAACTCTCGACGGTCGCGGGCAAAATCCCAACCGCCGACCAGCTCTCGCCCGGAGCGATTTCGATCAACCACACAGATCGGAAGATTTACGCCAAGCATCCGAACGGCACGGTCTACAAACTCGCCGGTGCCAAAGACGCGCCAGATCGCGTCTGGGCCTTCGACCTCTCCGCCGACGGCCTCACCACCTATCTCGGCTTCCTCCTTTACTCGGACTTCCCAAACTCCGGCTCGGTGTATGACTCCGAGTCCTGGGAAATCTCCCGAACCATCTTCAACTCCGCAGGCACCACCAGCACGGAATCCAGCGCCACCGGCGCGTGGTCGAACAAAACCCAACTCCAATTTTCTTAAAACATCAAACCCACCACCACCATGACAGCATCCACTCCACTCCAAATCGACGGCAAAACCTACGACCGCTACTCGCTGAACCTCGCCATCACCGGCAAATACAACGCCGATGGCAGCACGGACGCCAATGTCGCCATGCGCCTCGTCCCGACCCGCATCGAGAACGGTCAAGTCGAAACCGCAGACGAAGCCGCCATCGGTATCAGCCTCGGCACGCTCGCCGGATCGGACGAAGCCACACAGCAGGCCGTGGGCGCGATCCAAGCCGCTTTGCAAGCCTACATCACCGCGAAAGGACTCTAAGCCATGGCACTCATTGTATCTGCCGCGAGCGGCAATTTTAATGCAGGCGCGACATGGGTCGGTGGAATTGTTCCAGGCGCAGGCGACGAAGGTCGAGCTGCGACAGGGCACACCATCACCATCACCGCCAACGCAACCTGCACCGAGATTTCAAACGATGGAACTGGGACATTCGTGTTAAATTCAGGAGTGACACTAACAGCAAATGTAAACTCCAGATCGATTGTTACTCTTTTGAATTTTAATGCTGCATCCCCAAACTCAGCATCCATTGTTGGGAACATCACCAACAACAACACAGGCGGTGGGGGAGCAATACCCTGCATCCGAAACAGCTCATCTGGAACATTAAACATAACAGGGAATTGTTCGTCATCTACTATAAATTCAACTCCAGCCGTCATAAATAACTCAACAGGTATTGTTAATATAACTGGCAATGTAACTGCTGGCAACGGACCCAACTGCTTAGGTGCTAATAATGTTTCTACTGGAACATTAAACATAACCGGAAATGTCACCGCAAGCCTTGTTGCCGGAGCAAATCAAGCCTCCACCGGAACACTCTCCATCATCGGCACCGTCACCGCCAGCCAATTCGCCGCCGGAGTGACAGGTGCGAATGTGCAGCAAGTCACCATCCTCTCTGGACCGTTCATAACTGAAACCACTCGCGGAGTTGCCCCCGTCTACTGCGCCGCATGGCGCTGGAACTCCTCGCCATCGAAGTCCACCTATCTGGAGGTGATGACCAACGATCTTCTTGCCAAGCGCAACCTCGTCACCGCCGACAACATCACCGGCATGCCCGCAGCCAGCAATGTCAAGAGCGGCATCGCATACGGGCCGTCAAGCGAGCTCACAGGCACATTCGCGCAGACCGTCACGCCCAGCACCGCCGACATCGCCACAGCCGTGTGGGGCGCTGCTACCCGCACCATCACCGGCGGGCTGGTTGATACTCTTACGAACGCGCCCGATGTGCCTACAGAGTCGGAAATTGCCACCGCCGTGTGGTCCTCCTCCACCAAAGAGATCACCGGAGGCACTGTCACCAACCTCACCAACGCACCCGCCTCGGTCACACCCTCCGACATCTGGAGCCACTCCACGCGCACGCTCACCAGCGCCAGCAGCCCGACAGCCAGCGAGATCCGTCAAGAAATGGACAGCAACAGCACCAAGCTCTCGGCGATCAAGGCAAAAACCGACAACCTGCCAGCCGACCCAGCCGATCAAAGCCTCCTTGAGGCCGCCATCGCCGGAGTCGCCGCTCCGACAGCCGGACAAGTGGCCAGCCAAGTGCGAACCGAGCTGTCCTCGGAACTCGCTAAAGTGGCAGCTCTCAACACCGAGCGCCTCGCCAATGTCGCCACCACGGCCATCGTCGGCAACCTGATCGCCCAGGCGAACTCATGAACCTGGTTGCAATCCTCCTAGCCCTCCTGCTCTCGGGTTGCGCGGCCACCCCGCGCAACGCCGAGGCTTGGATGGCCAGAGAGCGCAACGCCTGCCTGCCCACGGCCATCGCTATGGCTGAAGGCCTCAAGCGCCAAGGCATCGCCGCAAAGGTTGTCCGCTACAGCTACCAGCGCCAAGGCCGCCCAGCAGGCCACGCCATTTGCGCCTATCTCTACCCGCCCGGAGCCAACACGCTTTACACCTACGACTACGAAGGAAGCTGGCGCACGCGCGCGTATTTTGACGACGCCGCATCAATAGCACGAGCCGCCGAGCGCCTGCGTGGCCGGTTCTACGAAATAACCCGCGCAGATTTTTTGTAACATGGAAAAACAGCTCCTAGAGGTCACCAATTTCGCCGCCGGTCAATCCGACCGCTGGCTGTTTGTCGCCCTCCTCATCATCGGGTTGTGCGCCATCGGCGTATTGTTCCGGTATTTCACCGGACGCTTGGACAGCCTCCAAGACCGCATGGACACCCAGACCGCCGAGTTTGTCGCGCACCTCAAAACCGCCAATCAAGAAATGCTCGCCGTCATCGCCTCGGCCAAAGCCGTCATCGAACGCGTCGAACGAAAGCTGGAAATCCACAAATGAAACCCGGACACATCGCCCTCGGCCTTATCATCATCTCACTCGCTTGCGCAGCCATGGCCTTCCTGACCGGATGCCAGAGCCTCGGAGACGCGCAGGTCTGCGTGCGCACCGATTACGGAACATTCTGCTACGAGATGCCGAAGCCCACATCCTCAAAATGATACCTCACATTTTCGAGTTTCTCCGCCGCCTCCTGTCTCGATTTTCTGAGAAGCCTGGAGTCGTCAGGCAGCGCGCCGCAGCTACAAAACGGCCTCGTCCTACTGGCAAAAAGCGCCGAGCGGCAACACACGGGGCCGCGACTAAAACCGTGACCGGAAGTAACGCCCCGGCTCAGAAGCCTCGCAAAAAAAAATGACCCTCGACGACCGCAGCGAGCGCAATCTGGCCACGCTCCACCCCGACCTGCACCACCGCGCCGCCACATTCGTCGCCGCCGCCAAGAGCCTCGCCGCCCAGCGCGGCCTTGATGTTAAGTGCATCTGCGGCCTCCGCTCCTACGACGAGCAGGCCGCGCTCTACGCCAAAGGCCGGACCGCGCCGGGCAAGATCGTCACCAAAGCACCCGCCGGCCACTCAATGCACAATTTCGGCCTCGCCCTCGACATCGGAGTCTTCAGCAAAGACGGCAAGACCTACCACGGCAGCCACGCCCTTTACCGCGAACTCGGACCTCTCGGCGAAAGCCTCGGCTTCGAGTGGGGCGGCCGCTGGAAATTCGTGGATGAGCCGCACTACCAATTCCGCCCGGCCTGGTCAAAAAACATGATAGAGCGAGAACTCCTCGCCAGCCTCCGCCGCCGAGTCGCAGAGAAAGTGGATATTCTCGCCTAATCTTTTGACAAAACAGCCAACGCTGTGAGCCGCAAGCAATCAGCAAAAGCCACCCCGCCGCCCGACCGCAGCGAGATCCTTTCACAAGTCCGGCAACTGCTCGCCGAACACTTCGACTGCGGAATCGTCATCGTCTCATGGGAAGACGGCGGAGAAACATTCCACATGCACACAAAACACGGCAACGAATACGCCTGCCGCAGCCTCGCCGGTGACGCCGAGTGCATCCTGTGGCCATTCGACGAAGACGACGACGAAGAGGACGAAGAAGCCGAAGCATGAAGGCCACTTTGGAATTCACCCTGCCCGAAGAACGCACCGAGCACATCTGCGCGGTCAAAGGAATGGACGCGATTTTAATACTGGATGACCTTATTTCAGAAATACGCTCATTCCTTAAACACGGCGCTGGCGAATTCCGCGAATGGCGCGACGAAGAAGGCAAGACGCACACAGCGTGCGACGCCACACTTGAAAAGGTCCGCTCCTACATTTGGGAGTTGAGAAAAGACAACGAGATTCCCGACCTCCCATGACACCAATCAAGAAATGGAAAAAATGGATGGCCGTGGGATGCAGCCACGGCGAACTCATCTGCCCCGAAAGCCGCAGGGCTGTGCTGGATTTTTCCAAGAAATTCAAGCCAGACTTCAAGGCACACCTTGGCGACTTCATTGACCTAGCCGCCATGCGTGGAGGCGTCTCATCCGATGTGGACAGCAAAGACCGCGCGAGGAACATCGCCCAAGATGTGAGCGAAGGCATTTCGTTCCTCTACGAATTTGCGCCGAATGTGATCATGCTCGGCAACCATGAGGCCAGACTGAATCGCATGGCAGATTCTCCTAATGCCGTCCACGCGCACGCCGCCATGACCGTGCTCAACGAACTCGGCGACTGCGCCAAAAAGCTCAAAGCGAAAATCTACCCATACCACAACAGCAAGGGCGTCCACCGCCTCGGCGACCTCGCCATGGTTCACGGCTATAGCTGCAATGTTTCTGCCATACGCGACCACGCGGAGACATACGGCAAGGTGCTCATGGCGCATTTGCACCGCGTAGGCATCGAGCGCGGCCGCCGCGTCGACTCGCCCACCGGCTACTGCCTCGGGGCCATCTGCAACTTGGACATGGAATACAGCTCGACCCGCCGAGCCTCCCTCGCGCATTCCAATGGATTCGCATGGGGCTACTTCACTGACAACTCAACAACGGTCAACCTATGCGAAAGACAAAAAAACCAGCCCTGGCTCCTGCCGTAGAAGCCGCATGGCAAAAAGTCTTCGCCGCCGTAGCCCTCGAAGACCCCGCCAAACTCGCCAGTGAGGGTTGGCGCAACTCCTACGACATCGCCCAAGCAAGCCAGCGGGAAAAACAATCCGTCGAAAGGCAACTCGAAATCGCCGTCCGCAAAGGAGAATTTGAAAAAATACAGGTCAAAGTCATGCGCGCCTCAAAAGTGCAAAAGATGAACTTTTACAGGCCGAAATAGTGTCACTTTTCCAATAAATCGGAAATCATTGACATTTTCATTGGGAAGTAATGTAGGTTCGAATCCCACCTCCTCCGCCATTTTTGGCTGTTTTTTTCTGATTGGAACAATAGCCGCAGAGCTAGACTGGGAGCGGGCTTGACGGGGTTATTTCTGAATTTTACCAAATCTTCCGAATTTGCAAAAGTGTCAATGGATGTCAATGTATTGACATGGCTAATTTACAGGCGCTCATTCCGAGGTTCGATCGCAAGCTGGCGAGGTGGGTGATCGATGTGCCGAAGGCGCTGAACTCGGGGAAACGGCGCAGGATGTTTTTTCGAGATCAGGCGGACGCGAACAAGGCGCATGCGGAGTTGGTTTTTTCTTTGGCGCATACGGGGGCGATTCCATCGAAGGCGGAGGCAGGGGAGACGGCGGCACATTTTGTTGCGGCGTTCTTGGCTAAGAAGTCGGTTGAGGTGGAGCCGGTGACTTTGCGTCAACTCAAGTGGGGGCTTCTCAAATTCTCGGAGGCTCATGGACGCAAACGCCCGGAGGATTTGGATGCGGTGGCGATGCGCAGGTGGGTGGACAAGCTACCGCTGACGACGCGCGGAAGGTTTAATGTTTTCGCCGTTTGCCGAGATTTTTTCTCGTCGCCTGCGATGAAAGAGCGAGTCGGAAATAATCCGTTTTCCGATGCACCGCCGAAGAAGGACAAGGGCGCACGCTTGCCAATTCTCACGGTGGCTCAAATGCAGGCGCTGTTGGCCCACGAGTGGCCGGAGTGGTTCAAGGCGTGGCTTGTGGCGGGTGCCTTTGCGGGCCTTCGCACGCGAGAGATTTTTTCCATTCCGGCATCAGCGATCGACTGGGAGTATGATGAAATTGTGATTCGCCATGAGGATGCGAAGCAGGGCGAGGCGGCAAGGCCTCGCAGTGCCACGATCTACGAGCCGCTGAAGCGCCACATGCCGCGCAGGGACGCAGACAAGGCGCTGGTGGATGGGTATTCGGTGAAACGGTGGAAGCCGGTCATCCGCGAAGCCTGCCAGGTGATCGGCATCAAGGAGCCGCTGGAGTGGCCTGCCAACTGCCTCCGGCATTCTTTCGCAAGCTACCATCTCGCGCACTTCAAGGACACGGTGACGACGGCGTTTCTCATGGGCACCTCGCCGCGCCTCTTATACGAGACCTATGCCAATCAAGTGTCGAGGCGCGACGCGGCGAAATGGTGGGAACTTTAGGTCACAGCGAGCCTTTACCGCACTCCGTGCATCGGTATGGCCTGAATAGAGACAGGATAATTATTGGAATCCAAACCAGCACCAACCATAGCCCGGCCGTTACGATACTGAGAATAAGATGCAGTATGTGGTTGGGAGTTTGTTTCTCAAAAAGTCGGTTTTGTTCGCAGTCTTTGCAGTAGCGGCGGGTTTGTTTCATAGGGATGTTTTTTGTAGGTAAATATGGACGATCATAAAGAAAATTTGCCTTTAATTTTGCGATGATTTAATGATGGAGAGGAGGGTTGGGCATCGTGCGCAGGATTGTTTTGCCGGATTTCTGACATTTGGAACTGGCCAGATTCGTCAATGGTTTTCATGTCCTGAACGGCTTGCGCGATGATTTTCGATAGCGCTACTTTTCCAAACTTGGTTTTCCGTTGTTCCTCTTCCTGTTTTTTGACGCACCATTGGTGAACTTCAATAGGAAGGGTGATGTTTAACTTGGTATGGGTTTTTGATTTCATTTCTTCCTACCAGTAGCACCAGAAACATCAGTGTTCAATTTTTAGCGAAAATTTATTTTCGCCCGCAAACCTAGTGTTCATGCGGGTGTCAACTAAAATCTTCGTATGGGGAGAACACCCCATTGACAGATTTTTATTGCTCTACCGGTAGCACCGATAATATCGGTAGCACCATGCAAACCGCATACATGAAAACGAGTGTGAGCATCCCGGCTGAACTCTTCGACTACCTGAAGAAAAAAGCCGATGCGAACGGAGGAGTGCCAATAAGCCGGTTGGTGGCTGAAGCCATCCGCCAGCAGGCAAAGAAGGAAGCAAAACGGGAGGCGGCGAAATGAAGCCTGCCTACCTCAAGCCAAAAGAAGCCGCTGAATATCTCAGCATCTCTAAACCGACCCTCTACGCACTGAAAGGGCAGGGGATCATCAAATTTTACAAACTCGGTGGCTCGATCTTGGTGAAGGTCAGCGAACTCGACGAGGCCGTCGAGAAGGGGGTCCAAGAATGAAACCCTCACGCCTTTTTCTCTGCGAGGGCTTTTGCCGCCTGACCGGACCCATCCGCGACACCATCGAGGCCGCCGGATTCGGCGATGCCCGCACCAAGTTTTTCATCAAGCACCGGCTTCAAGCCACCCACATCACACCAACCAAAATATGATTGAACACGACCCACAATCCGTCTGCCGATCCATCGGCTACTTCATCCAATACCTCGGCACCGTCGCCCCGCTCGTCGGTCTGGCTTGGGCAACCTGGAGGCTCGCACGATGAGCGCCTTTTATGTCGTCGACACCGAGGCCAAAAAAATCGGCATGGTGGACATGTTTGGCCCCTACGAGACCCGTGCGGCTGCGGAGGCATTCATTCGCAAGGATTTTGCGGACTGGTGGCAAAACTCAGACACGCCGTTGGCCGATCGGGATGATTTTTCATGTGGGACTTATCAGATTCTTGAACTGGTTGCCGAGGTGAGGCCGGTCGGTAGTTCCTCGCTGAAGGTCAAACTGGTGGAGGTGGCAAAATGAGCCGCACGCTGAGAATCGCAATCCCAAGCGGTGGGGCGGTCGAGATGATCGATGGCCGGATGGATGCCTCCTATTACCCGCAAACTACCGGGCAAAATGTGGTGGCTGCCTTAATTACTGCCAGAACTGGGGAGTTCCCGAGGCAGAGAATCATGATCAACCACCCGGACTACCCCTTCGCTGTCGAGATAGACCGTTTGGTTGAACTCCATCTGGAGGAGTTCCGGACCGCGTTGCTTGAAACGCTGAAAGGTAAGACCTCCAAATGTGAGTTCCATGTCATCCGGCCAAGCCTGGAGATAAGCTTTCAACTCCCCGACTGTGATCCTTGCGAGATTGGTTCCCATAAAGCGCCAAAGGCTACGGAATCCGAAGCGGGAGCGTCAATCCAGAAAGAGGCCGGACAATTATGACGGCATCTTTTGCTATCTGCCTGGCAATTCTATCCATCGGCTCGTGCTTCGCCTCCTACCACCTCGGCCGCGAGTCGATGCGGAGGGATTTGAGGGACTTCCAAGAACGGAGACGCCGGTGGGAGGAGTTCGACGATGAGGACTGAGACGATCCTTGCCATCGATCCGGGCACGACGCACAGCGCTTTTGTCCAATACCGTGAGGGCGAGATTCTTGACCACGGGTGGATTCCGAATGCGGAGATGCGCCAAGTGCTCATCGGCCGCGAATACGACGCGGTGGCGATTGAGATGATTGCATCCTACGGCATGGCGGTCGGTGCTTCGACCTTCGAGACCTGCGTTTGGATCGGGCGCTTTACGGAGGTGTCTCGGGTGGAGCCGGTTCTTTGCTACCGAAAAGACATCAAACTTTTTCTCTGCGGAACGATGCGAGCAAAGGACGCCAATGTGCGCCAAGCGTTGCTCGATCTCGTCGGGCCACAGGGAACCAAGGCCAAGCCGGGCCAGACTTACGGCATTAAATCCCACAGTTGGGCGGCTTTGGCAGTGGCCGTTTTCGCTGCCGCAAACACGAAAAAATGAAAATAACAAAAGGAAGACAGACACGGCCACAGCGCGTGGTCATTTACGGAGTTGAAAGCGTTGGCAAGACGACATTTGCCGCGCAATTCCCTGCTCCATTGTATCTCGACATTGAAGGCGGCACAGCACACTTGGACACGGATCGCGTGGAGATCAATTCGTGGGCAGAGCTGAACGGCGCAATCAAGGAAGTAGTAAATACTGACTACCAGACCGTGGTCATCGACTCGGCAGACTGGGCGGAACGCCTATGCGTGGAAGACCTGCTGGCGACAACCAAGAAGGCCAGCATCGAAGACTTTGGCTACGGCAAAGGCTGGGTGCAAGTCGCCGAGCGAATGAGCCGGATGCTGACGGCCTTGGATTCGCTAATCGCGATTGGCAAACATGTCGTCCTTCTCGCTCACAGCAAGGTCCAACGCGTGGAGCCGCCGGACTTGATGACGGCCTACGACCGCTACGAACTCAAGATGAGCAAGCAAAGCTCGCCGCTCGTTAAGGAATGGGCGGACGAACTTTGGTTTTTCCGGTTCAAGACGAAAGTCGTTGAGTCAGAGAACGGCAAGGCCAAGGGCACAGGCGGCAAGCAACGGATCATCTTGACCACACACAGCGCGGCCTACGACGCGAAGACACGCAGCGGACTGGCTGAAGAACTCCCGATGGAGTGGGATTCGGTGGCGCATTTATTCGCTACAAGCGCAACGCCGAAGGTGAAAGCCGAACCGGCCGTTGTCGTGGTCGGTGCCGAGCATGTGCGCGCCTTCGAGATGCTTGAAGCTAACGAGGAAGCGGTCAACGCCTTCCTGATCTCCAACAAATCCATCCAGCCAGGGCAAACTTGGCGGGATGTCTCGGAAAAACTCCGCGCGAACATCGTGGCTCGCCCGGAGGCGCTGATTGCTAAGGCTACCGAACTGAAGGAGGCGGCATGAGCGGATTAACCACAGAGGACACAGAGAACACGGAGGAAATGCTTGAACTGACTCCGCTTGGGTTGATTTCGATTTACTTGGACGAATACGACGCCAAGAAAGTTGCAGATCAGATCGAACTCTATTTTCGCCGCAACCACTGCGGAATGGCGATCGATGACAACAAGTTAGGTTTCGTAAAAATAGCGGAGGTGGGCAATGACTAAAGAACTCACCCCCTCCATGGCACCGAAACTCGCGGAATGTGCCGTATTCGTCGGCGCATCCGGTGCGTCGGCGGCTGCCCAGCGCGGGACGGCTATTGACTACGCGATACGGCTGGCGATGGACGGCAATGAGTCACATTTGCAGCAGTTGCCTATCGACGACTTGAACGCCGCCAACTGGGGCATCGAGACCCTGCGCAAGTTAAGTGGTGGCGAGCATGTCGAGACCCGCGAGGAATATCTCGCCATTGCAGTGCCGGGACTCTCGAAGCTCGGCACCGCAGACGCGATCTGCAAGCGCGCCCGCTGGGTGGCGGACATCAAGACCGGACAAGTGCGGAACTACCGCCAGCAGCTCGCCGCCTATGCGCTGGGCTGCATGGAGAATCACTTTGCCGAGTCGTGGACGGCGCATGTGGTCTATGTGGACCAGCAGCTCGTCCGCTCCTACGACTTCACCCGCGCCGAGGCCGAGGCCACGACGCAGCGGTGGATCGCCGAGGCCACGAGCGAGGACGCCAAGCCTACGCCATGCGAATACTGCACCTGGTGCGCGCATTTTAACTCCTGCGGGGCCATCGTTCGCCAAGCGGAGGGCGCTCTTGAGCTTGTCACTTCCTACGGCCGCACACTCGACGAGATCCGCGCGGAGATCGCCGCCGACCCGCTGAAGCTCAGCGTTTTCACCGCCAACTGGAAGACCGCCGAGAAGCACATCGCCGAGCCGGTCATCGAACTCCTTAAAAAACGCCTCGCTGACGGTGAAGAAATCCCCGGCTGGAAGGTCTCGACCTCCGCCGGACGCGAATATGTGGAAGCCGCAGCCATCGCCAAGGCGTCCGAAAATGTTTCGAAGGAAACCCTCATCCTCGCCCTGGGCGGCAAGATGACAGGAGCAAAATTCCGCGAGTTCTGCGCAGCCGGTGGCGTGGAAGTCGACGAGACAGCAATCAAAGCCGGTTCAGCCATCACCACCCTCAGACAGACCAAAACCAAATAATTTCCTCGCTCAGACCCATTGGGTCGGCAGGGACCAAACAATCAACCAACTACAAAAAAATGCCAAGTTACACACAAGCCGAACCCCGCGAGACCTATTTCGTCGAGCCGGGAAAATACGAAGTCGAAATCACAAAGGGCGTTGAGAAGACATCCCAAGCTGGGAACAGCATGATCAAGCTGACCTGCCGAGTGAAAATGCCAGACGGCACAAACGGGCCAGAAATCTCCGAGCACCTGACATTTACCGCCAAGGCGGCATGGAAAATTGACCAAGTGCGCCAAGCACTCGGGCAAGCCGTCGTGCCAGGAGAAGAATGCACCATCGAAGCCGAGGATTTTGTAGGCATGTCTGCATGGGTGGTCTTAGGCGAAGAGGCCGGAAGCACGAACCCGAATGCCCGTTTCAACACTATCGAGCGGTGGCTGGAAGCCAAGCAACCCGCCAAGGCCGCAGCCAAGCCCACCAAGAAGCAAGAGTCTGACGAGATTCCGTTTTAATCACAATGGAAATCACTATCGACCCTGAATTTAAAGCACTCATTCCGCCGCTCGCGGCGGATGAGTTGCGGCAGTTGGAAGAAAACATCCTGCGTGATGGATGCCGCGATCCGCTGGTGGTGTGGCAAACATTAGATGAATATGTCGATCCGGATTGCGTCAAGGCTGCTGAATGCGGCGGAAAGGTTTATTGCAACTATTGTTACAAGAATCAAACTGTTAGCTTCGGGGACGGAATCATTGTTTGCGATGAGTGCAACTACGGACTTTCGCCTTACAGGCATGATTTCATTTTAATTGACGGCCACAACCGCCACGAGATTTGCACCCGGAACGGCCTGCCGTTTGAGACTATAGCAATGGTTTTCGAAAGCCGTGAGGTCGTGATGGATTGGATGGATGCTAATCAACTTGGCCGCCGCAACCTTTCCCCGGACGCCTTTAAGCTCGCGCTTGGCAGACGGTATAACAGGGCAAAAGCAAAGCGTGGTGGAGATACATCAAAGCGACAAAATGTCGCTTTGGAATTAGCAAAAGAGCACTCAGTAAGCGATAGGACGGTTCAGCGAGCTGGAAGTTTTGCCGAAGAAGTCGCAAGATTGCCAGAACTGCAAAGGGCTATTGCCGAGGGTAAACCTGTCTTGCAAGTAAAGCGGGAAATTAAAGAAAGGGAGCGCGAAGCCCGCCGCGAAGAAAACCGCGCCAAAGTTTCGGAAGCGCAAGCCCCCGAGGACATCATCAAATCGGCGGCAAAGTTTGCCACCATCGTCATTGACCCGCCGTGGGATTGGGGTGACGAGGGCGACCAAGACCAGATGGGACGCGCAAGGCCAGACTACGCCACCATGAGCAAGGAACAACTCATGGCGCTGCCAGTCGGCACGCTGGCGGATGATGATTGCCACCTTTATATGTGGATTACAAACCGGAGCTTGCCGAAGGGATTTGATCTCATTCAAGCCTGGGGATTCCGGTATATTACGGCAATCACTTGGGCAAAGCCGAGCTTCGGAATGGGCAACTATTTTCGCGGGCAGACTGAGCAGATCCTTTTTGCAGTAAAGGGGAGCCAACCGCTCAAGCGCAAGGATGTCGGCACGCTATTCACCGCCCCACGCGGGCCTAATGGCCACAGCTCGAAGCCGGTAGAGTTCTACGATCTTGTGGAATCCTGCTCGCCGGGTCCGTTTCTGGAAATGTTCAGCCGCCACAATCGGGAAGGATGGACGGCATGGGGGGAGGGCCAATAAAATGCTACACTGCTTTGATACCTATCTCAATGCCACCAAGACAAATGAGGCACAGGAAAGCGATATGGCTGCAATTAAGTCCAAGCTCTCTGGGTGCGTCGATATACGGGCAGCAAAAGATGATGAAGACCGTGAGGGGATTGATTACATCGCAACCATAAAAGGCGGTCGGGAGGTTTACATTGATCTCAAAACCAGAACACAAGGATGCTCTAAATACTGGAAAGCAAGGACGCAATCCGGAGAAATCATCCCTGAGCTTGCTATAGAAACATGGTCGGTTTGCCCATGTCATAGATGCCCTAATGGTGAAATCGGGTGGACGCTGGATTACAGGAAAAAAACTGACCTAATTCTTTATCGATTCGATCCATCGGATTACAGCCATCCGTTTTTGATTTGTTTCCACACCCTGCGGATGGCGGCTGAAAAGAGAAGACATGATTGGGAAATGAGCTGCAAAATTGATCGGCAGCGGAACCATACTTATTACAGCGAATCGATTTTTGTTCGAGCTGATTGGGTTAAGAACGCGGTCAACTGGGTCATGTTTGGCAAGCCGATATCAGAGCGATCCATTTACATTCAACAGCTTTTATTCCCCCATGCTCCCTGAAATCACCCTCCGCCTTGCAATCTGCGCCAACGCCTGCCCGATCGGCCCGAGGCTCGAGCGCGGCGTGCCGCTGCCGACCTACCAGCACACCTACGCTCTGGAGGAACGCCCGCAGGCGGAGGCTGATGCGGAGCGCGTCCGCAAATACATCGAGACCCACCACGGAAAACCGAAACGGAAATGAGTGAAACACTACGAACCCGAAACCATATGGGACATGTGTCTCAGCAAGAAGGCATACCCCAGCGAGCGCATGGCAACTCTGAAGCTCGCCGAGGTGCGCCTCGCCCGCCGCAACCGCAAGAAGTCGATCCGGTGGTATCCCTGCCCGATATGCAAGAAATTTCACCTGACGAAAAAATAGACAACGAACTCATGTATACCCGCCGATTGCTCTGCGCGATGATCCGCCAAGCCGTGTTCGACGCGAAGAACGACCGCGACTACCTGCGGAACAACAGCAAAAACGACCGAGAACGCCATCAGCGCACGGCCATTAAATTCTTGAACTCTAATTTTTACCGCGATCTCTGCAAGGCACTCGGCGACTGCTCAGGCATCGGCCTGCCTGCGGACAAAATGCGACTGGAGGCGTTGAAATGATTCAGCTCGATCTTTTTGGCAAACTCCCAAACGAGGAAAAGCACCGCTATTGGCGGCAGCGTCTTAAACAATGGCCGTGTGAGGTATTTGAGTCCAGGCACCATCTTGACACAACCGGCTGGAGCATGGCGACGCAGGCATCGGCATTCGCGCACTGGCTCCACAAAGACGGAGCTATGACAGACATGGAATACATGCGCTGGACAAAATTTGAACGCAGGGTGGACCGCTGGGAACGCAGGAGGATGAAATAACATGGCTGGAGAATGGATAAAGGTGGAGAACCACCTACACGAAAAGATCGAGGTGTCGGCTATCGCTGAACAGACCGGATTAGACCCGGATACGGTCGTCGGAAAGCTCGTAAAGGTGTGGGCTTGGGCGTCACGCAACTGTCACGCTGACGGCGTGACAAGTGTCACGGCTCTCCGTGTCATCCGCGAAATCACGCGCTGCGAGCAGTTCGACGAAGCACTCGCAAACTGCGGATGGATTCGCATCAAAGGCGAGAAAATCGAGTTCACCAACTTCGACCGACACAACAGCCAAACCGCTAAAGAGCGTGGACTTGCAACACAAAGAAAGTGGAAGCAACGCGCCAAAGAAGCTGTCACGAAAATGTCACGCCCGCAGCGTGACCAAAACGGGACTAGAGAAGAGAAGATAATAGGGGGTTCAAAGAACCCCCAACCAGAACCGCAACGCTGCCTGTAATCGACTATGCCAACCTACACACCCCAAAAGGCTCAAATCATCCAAATGCCGCCAGCTGTCCCACGCAACGACACAGCGGAGCGTGTCGCGCTCTCTTGCATCGTTCAGCACTTGAGCACGCTCGACCTGGCCACATGGCCGGATGACCTGTTTTTTAACTCCGCGAACAAGCTCATCCTGGCATCGGCCAAAGCCTGCCACGAATCCGGCGCGCCTTCGGACGCCCTGAGCATCATTTCTCACATGGAGACTTGCGGCACACTCGACGCGGCCGGTGGACATCAGGCGCTCGTGGACATTCTCGCAGCCTACCCGACCAAAGACCCGGTGACGGCGCTCTGGTATCGTGAACAACTCCTGACCGCTGCCCGCTACCGGAAGGCCCAAGAATGCGCCAGCGAGGCCGCCATTTCGTTTCGCACGATGGAGGGCGACATATCCGCCCTCTCCGGCCGTCTCGCTGAAATCTCGGCCCTTGTGGACCGCCCACGCAAGGCTTTGAAGGAAACGATGGAGGAATTTCTCGACGAGATCCAAAATCCCGAGCCGATGGAGGCATTCTCAACCCGCCTGCCGTCGCTGGACGCGCTGACCGGCGGCGGACCCAAGCGCGGCGAGCTATTCGTGGTCGCGGCCGAGACATCCGGCGGTAAGTCGATCATCCTGCAACAGGTGGCACTCGACGCCGCCGAAAAGCTCAAGCATGTCCTGCTCTTCTCGCTCGAAATGCCTGCCAAACAGGTCTTCGCCCGCATGCTTTCGAACTTCACCGGCCACCGGATCAAGACCGCTGCCGAGGGAATGCTGGTGGAAGACCTCGCCCGAGTGAAGCAAGGGATCTCGCATTTCAAAAAAATGCACCTCCGCATCGAGTCCGAGCACACCGACTGGGAGTCTATCGAATCCGCCGCACGCGAAGCCGCTGGCAAGGGTGAACTGGATGTCTTGATCGTGGACTACATCCAACTCGTCCACCTTCGCACCCTCGGCAAAAACGAGACGCGTGAGCAGCATGTCAGCGAGATCACCCGGCGGCTGAAGGCGCTCGCCCTACAGCTCAACATCTGCGTGGGCACGGCGAGCCAACTCAACGACGAAGGCCGACTCCGCGAATCGCGCGCCATTTCCCATCACGCGGATCATGTCTGGATCATTGCCAAAGGCGACGACGGCAAGGTGCTGCGCATAGACAAGAACCGCAACGGAGAACGCGACAAGGCAGTGCCGGTCATCATGCACGGACACATCGCCAGATTCGAGGAGGCAACATGAAAACCTGCCCGAAATGCCTCTCAACCTCCCGAGTCACCGACTCCCGGCAAAACAACGAACACACTTACCGCCGCCGCGAATGCAATAAGTGCAATACGACCTGGACGACCTACGAAATCCATTCTGACGAATTCGACAAAGTTTCCAAATACAACAACCTAAAAACAATCCTGCTCAAAAACATACAATGATCTCAGCCTCACCCGCAGAAGCAGCCCGCCTCTTCGAGAAAAACGGGGGCGTCTATTGGCCCGACATCGCCGACGAAATCGATTCGCCGGAGGAAATACTCGCCGACTCTCTCGGAATCAGCGTCAAGGCCGCGCGCCTTGTCCTGCTCCATGTCGAGAATGAAGTGCGGAAGAATCAGGCGCTCATCCTCGGCAAAGTCATCGGCCTTCTACTCAAAGCGAGCAACCTGCCAGCCATGGCGCACGCTCTGGCATTCGCCTCCGGCCTCGACCAACTCAACGGCGCACGCTCCCAGGCGGAAGTCGCCCGCGAGCTGGGCGTCACCCGTGCGCTCTTGAGCCACTACACGCTGGGCGTGCGCGATGTCCTGAGCGGCAAGGATAGTTCGTTCGAGTGCACCAAATTCCGCAAATCCCAAGCCAGCCGCGAGACATTCCGCGCCAAGGCCACCGACCCATTTACTGCCGCGAAAGCGGCGGCAATCGCAAAACTGAAAACACAAACCACGAAAACATCATGCAACTAATCGACCAAGCCATGTTCACCCTCGCCGGGCTGAACCTACCAGACAACCTCACAACCGGACAATGGGCAGACATCCACAAGGACATCCTGACCTGCAAACGCGCTGCATCCAAGTGGCTGCAACAATCCCGCGACTACTCGACCGCACGCTGGGGCGTGGAGTTTACCGCAGATACAGAAACGCAACTTGAACTCGACCTTGGCCTCGCCTTGCCGGAACCCAAGCCCGCCCTCAATCCGGCAGACAAGACAAAGGCCATCGTGACCATCGAAGGGCTGTCGCAGTCGTTTATCCTCTGGCAACGCAAGATGAGCGACGAGATACCGCAATGGGACAAAGACCGACTCAACCGCGCCCTCGAACTCCTCGAGCCAATGGAGAAGGAAGCCAAGCGCGTGCGGGAGCTACTCAACAAATGAGCGCGGAACAAAAGCACAGCCAGATGCTCGGACAGATCGCGTGTCTGGTTGAGGAGTTCGTGAGAGGAGAGGAGACCACCCTCCAAGGCGTCGCCAAGCTCAAGGCACTTTACTGCGACGCCAAGGCCCGACTGGCATGGGAGTATGTGGAGCGACTCGACGAGGAGGCACGCGATGAGTGACACGCCTGAGACGGATGCAGCCGTCCAAGCATCCGGCGGCGACTGGTCGCCAGTCCTGCGTGCAGTGGCGCAACGGTTGGAGCGTGAGCGAGACGCCGCGCTGATGGATCGAGCGAACGGAGACATCGCAACCATGACAATCAACCACTACGAGCGCATTCTCCGCGAGCGCAACGCCGCGCTTGAACTCGCTGAAGCGTTTCACCGCGATCAAGTTACGCTACTCCTTG